GGCCTGATGCTCGGATGGTCAGGGATGTTGCCGCCCCTGCGATTGTGGAAATAAACCCACCAACATCTAATGCTTGACCCACCAACTCAGGGCAGGTATAGGTTTCATCAGGCACGATGGTGCGTGTGTCAATAATCAGGTTTGATGCGCCTGCTGACCCAGAGACAGTGACCAAATTGCAACTGAAAGTTACATTGTTTGCGCTGGTATTAGTCACCGTGAACTTGTCAATAATTGCTTTGACATTTGTTGCGGTGTATTGGGTGGTTTGTGCGTTTTCTGCCTGCTTTGCAGGGATTAGTACTTTTACTGTAACTGTCATTGGACACCTCCGATATTATTTGAAACTGTCAGGATTATGGACGGAATAGCTGGGACTGGGGCAACGGCGGCAACTGATAAGAGCTCAACATCCAAACTTGTTGTTGAAAACATCAGCTCAACATAATCATTGGCCTTCAGATCAAAAAAGTAATTCAGCGATGCAAAGATTTCAGCATCATTACCCTGAATCCTGATCTGGCTTGCGCTGTCTGGCACGTCTGTGCCATTGAGCCGAAACCAAAAATAAAACTCTGCCGTGCCGCCACTGGTTTTATCCAACTGAAACGATGTGTCAAAGTTGTAAATGCCTTCGCTGTCCACAATGATTCTTGATGTTGGGCTGCCAATAAATACCCCATTACTCAAGTCGGTAGTGTTGAATGTGATGGCCTTAGCTGTGTTGATTGTGGTGGCTGTCTGGGTGGTTGTATCGTAAAACGACCCATATCTTGACCGTTTGAACTCCCTTGGTGGTGGGGTCATCTGCAAACCCTCAACCGCTTTATTCAGCTTGTCCACCAATGCCAAAGCCTGATTTGCTTTACTTTCAGCCAATGCCACAGTCACCGCAGTTTCTTGCGCCAGCAGTGCAATCCTGTCCAGTGCGTCCTGCGCCTTTGCGCCCAATGCCGCATCATTAACTTCAGTCTCTTGCGCTAAAGCAATGATTTGCGCTAAAGCTGAATTTGCGCCAGCCGCCGCATTGTCTGCTTGATACTCAAAGTCAGAGCCAGTGATGACTTGAAGTTGGTCAACCGTAGAAAACAATAACTCAAACTGCCTGATTTGCTGTTGGTCAGTTAGAAATGTGGCAAGCTGGTCACGGGTTAGGTTCAGTTTGCGGGAAACTGGTGCGGTTGCCATCAGTACGCCAATGCTTCAATCTGCGCCTCTAAGCGCACATAAGACACATGGGCATCACTGTCGCCACGGAAACGCTGGATGCGCCAGTTCCTCATACTGCCCTGCTGAAACCAAGCCAAACGTCTCTTGCGGTTGCCAATCGTGCCGACATAGATAAACTTTTCTTGCGAATAAGTTTGTCCATCCAGCGAGTAACTGGTGCTGATTTGCGGGTTATCGCCAAGCGCAATGCTTCCAGTCAAACTGACCAGTTCCATTTCGTTAAAAATTGCTCCGTTGCTTTCGTTATAAACAATCAACGTGCCAAACTCCCATCGCACCTGTTGCCCCCAGTGATGTCCTGTGTTCTGCACCAAGTAACCAATGCTGGTGCTTTGCGGGTCACCCACCATCCACTTGTCGTAAACCCAAACCATGTTTCTGGCTCGATATTGTGCAAATCCGTTTAAAGTTGTGGTCAAAGTAAACCAAACCGCCGTTTCTAAGGCTTTGGAAGCAGAGGCATCAAAGACTATCGTGCGGTCAGGCAAGTGGACATAAAGATGCTCATGGTTTTTGTCGTTCCTTGCTTCCAACTTGACAAAGGCCAACTGAGCCTCGGTGTATTCCAGCAGGAGATTGTCGATTTCTTGTGTGCTGATTTTTTCAGTAACGGCGGATGCGCCCACATAAATGCCTGGTGCTTCATTTCTTGCGCTGCCCAAAAAAGCTATGCGGTCAATAAACACACAGCACCCTTGAGTGCCAATCACGCCCTTTTGTATCTGTGCGCCGTCAATTCGTGCGAATGGAAATAACTCACCACCCACATTGTCGAATACCTCAATTGTGTTGCGGTTTAAAGCATAGATTTCGTTTCGCAGCTTGAGCAAAGCCACCACTGGATCAGGGTCAACCTCTGAACTTCCGTATTTCAGCGGATTAACTTGGGTCGGGTCTGACAGTTCAGTGACCACCAAGAACTCGCCATCCGTTGTCATGAAGTACCCATCTACCCACACCACATCCAGCACCAGACCCAAGTCAGGGTCGGTCACTTGCGTCAGGGTCGAGCCATCCCAGTAATACAACCGCCCACCCGATGCAATCGCCAGTTGGTCAAAGCTGTAATCAAACGTTACCAGTTGATTGATTGGGCCACCCACATCGCCCAGTACAGTCACTGTTCCTGCGCTATTGATTTCCACCAGCTTCGTACCCATAACCCGATACAGTTCTCCCTGCCAGTTCACGCCGCCACGGTCAATGCCTGGGCCTGTGCCGTTGGAAACAATCCCATCGCCTGGTCGCAAAAACCCATTGCTGATGCCTGATTGCTTTGGCACAGGCACAAGGTTGACTGGGTAGCTTGTCCGCAGTTCAGGGGTGCTGTCGGTGTAGATACCGTTAAGAATAGGTATTTGCATTACCACTTCACCTTATCAGCCCAGTATGCGGCACTCATTTTGCCCTTAGCAATATTTGCAGAATGGCGAGACTTGAATGATTCACGCCTAGCTTTATCGGCTTTGGATTCGCCCTCACGCTTTGGTGACCCAGACACGCCCTGCTGACCAAAACGAATCAACTTAATTTCATCACCAGCTTTTGCCACAACAACATGGCTTTTGGTTGGGTGGCTTGGGGTGCGCTTGGGTTTATTGAAACCCTCAACGCCAGCACGGGTTAATCTTGGGTCTTTCATCTAAACCCCTTAATCTTTTCGGCAATCTTTTTAGGCTGCTTGGCAAACTGTTTTCCTGCCTTGGTAGCCTCACGCTTTGCCCTTGTGGTTGCCGCATATTCAGCCGCAGACAAGGCTTTGATGGCCTTCTCAGGCAGGTATCTTTCGCCAGTCTCAGACGATGGCTTTCCCGACTTGGTGCGCCATTTCTGCGCCCCCCAATCTTTGAGGCTTTTTTGCGTGGCTTTCATTTATAACCGCCACCTTTTTCTTTGTACTTCTTGGCCAACAGTTGGGCTTTGCGAGCCGACCATTCACCAGCCGCAGTCCCTTGCACAGCCGAACCTTTGATTTCCTCAAAGAGACGCTTACGCATGGTTGGCTTTGTATAGTTGCCAGCCGCATTGACAGAGGACTTGGGCTTGGTTGCCATTACGCCGCCACGCCTTTGATGACTGCAAAGTTAAACACTGGCTGTTCAGTTGTAGTGCCGCCAGTGGTGCGGAAAGTGATGTTGAAACTACCAGCCGCCACCGCAGTGACCATCAGATCGTACAAGTCTGTGCCTGATTTTTGGTTCAGGATAATGACATCGGTTGCCGCCACAGTGCTGTTGGTCACGGTAAAAGTGGTTGCACTGGTTGTTCCTGCGGCACTGAAAAGAGTGATTGCACCAGATGTTTTGTCAAGTGTCACGCCTGTGGTTCGGCTTGTACCTTGGGTTACTGTGCCGCCTGCGCCTGTGGCATAACCCACGCCAGCAGTGCCAGTTGATGCGATCACGCCTGTGACTGTCAAACTTGTGCCAGTAGCCGCACCAATTACTGGTGTCACCAGTGTTGGGGTATTGGCAAATACTGCCGCGCCTGAGCCTGTTTCATCAGTCAGTGCTGCCGCCAAGTTTGCGCTTGATGGCGTTGTCAAAAATGTTGCCACATTTGAACCAAGGCCAGATACACCAGTTGCAATAGGTAAATTCGTGCAGTTGCTCAAATTTCCTGATGTTGGCGTACCAAGAATCGGGGTTGTCAAAGTCGGGCTGGTTGCAAATACTAATAGACCAGTTCCTGTTTCATCGGTCATTGCTGCCCGTAAATTGGCACTCGATGGGGTTGCCAAGAAAGTCTGTATACCAGCCGCATAAACAGTTTCAGCATTAATCTGATACCAAGAATTTGTGGGCTGATAGAACCGAATGGCGGTGGCAGTTCCTGCCGCCAGTGAAGTCACGCCACCATAAATAGCAGTCGCACCATTCAGGGCAATCGTCAGCGATGTAATCTCTTGCGTAGTTGTAATCAGCACCGTAGTGCCATCAGGCACACCAGTATTCAAAGGCAACGTAATCGTGCCTGTTGCCAGCGTTCCAGCGGGTTGCAAAAGCATCCATTGGTCATTGCTGACTGGTGTCGGCACAGTGATGTTGAAACCAGTGCCAGGCACATACAGATTAGTCGAAAGAGTTGGCGATGCAAAAGTCTGCTGGAAAAACGTCAACAGATTGCCAATGGACAAACGTCTTGCATCCCCATTGTTGGGCGAGTAAACGGGTAACTGGTC